CGATGATGCATTTGTACCAAGCCGTGACTACCGAGACGAGCAACTTGCTCAGCCGGCGCCGTAGTGATCTACTACGTATGACCGGTGTCGAGGGGGAACAAAGTGCGTTCGATTGGGATTCATATCTCGACCGGGCGACATCGGAACGTACCGGACAATCCTCTGTCCGATCATGCATCACACTCAAAAATCTCTTCACTCTTGGAGTCGTCGGACTTGTAGGTTGGGAAGCCTACCGTCTGGCGGTGTTAACGAAACACAACCTCAGGACTGGAAAGTGGTCATTGCCCCGCGCCTTGATGTCCCTCGGTGAGTATGCCGGGGAGAAGGAGCGTTTCCGTGGCCCTTTTGACCACCTCTCCCTCCCTGTCCTGGAGCAAAGAGAAGCCCGCACGCACACACACCCGGACTCAGCGGGTCTACGTGCTGCTGTTGAGGCTCAGATGGATAAGCTTGCTCTCCAGACTGACTGTCAATTGTACTCTATCAGCCGGTCAAACAAGGACATGCGGAGGGAAATTCCGGGCACACGTTACCTGTACCACTGGAAGGATGCCGGTGGAATGGAAACGTGTGACGAACTTCCTGAGGATGCACTTCTGAAGATGACGGATGTTGACTATCACGTCGACGATCTCCCGTTAATTCTGCGCCACTACCGCCGTCCAGCGGTTCTTTACACCTTGAACCCCACTGTTGCAGCAAGTCCAGCAGGGGAGTCTATCTTCACGTTCCTTGAGGATGGACGCATCTCGGTGAAGGTATCAGGCGGCGCACAATACGACCACAGCCTGTGGGACTGGTCGGACGACACCGTGGTTTTCGAGGACCGTTTTGGCCTCTCTGTTTACGGTGTTGAAAAGCGTCAGGTGTCCCACTTCCAGCAGGTCGTTCTTCTTGTGCCAATTCGTCACTACAATTGGGTCGAATCCGTTCTTCTGCGTTGGCTGTTTCCCAAGTACAAAGCACAACGACTGCAGAGATTTAACCCGGTGTCGGTAGTGAATGGTGTTCCGTTTGCGACTGTCCACGCCCAGTATCAGAGACACAGCACTGTCTCCATTTCTGAGTGCGGGACGTTTTTCGCCGCCACTGTGCCCCTGGCCACCATGGCCGGCCTTCGATGCCACCTTAGGAATGTCGGCAAGGTTGCTTCAAACCAATCTATTGCCACATACTATGCGAAGCCTGCCGGTATGTCAGACCAGGAGTACAACTCGGCCAAGGCCCTTCTCCGGCTTTATGCAGGGGAAGTGTGTGACGCTGAGCTTCCACGGGTTGTGTCTGTTGACATGGCCCAGGGATCGGAGTCGTATTGCGCACGTGATGACCCCGAGTTCGAGGAAGCCGTCCCCACTATGGTTGCATTCTGCTCGCCACTCGACCAGAGGGCTTTCAACCCTCTCAAAACCACCGGAAATCTCGTCTGGGCCTCTGAGGACCGAGTCGGGAATCCGGCGCGTGAGAGGGCACAGCACGATGTGACCAAGGTGCCGAAGGCCTTTAGCCGCTACTCCAAAGAGTTCGTAAACCTTGTCTGCGGAGACAATACCCTGAAACCTCTGGATGCCGATATGCTTCTGGATCTCCAAACTGGATCGAGCCGCAAAGCACGCTTTCAAGATTTTTGCGACAACCCTGTCGTGATGGAACGTGTTAGCGCGTTTGTCAAGAAAGAATGTTATGGAGAGGCTGGGAAGACCCCGCGTGTCATCATGGCCGTGTCCCAGTACCAGAAATTTGTCGGGATCATGATCGCGATTGTCCTCACTAAGTACCTTAAGGACACCGCGGCGTGGTACCCGTTTGTTGCACCAGAGGAGCTGATGGGCAAAATGACCGGAAGCGCAACAACGCCCGATCTTCTCGGCTACTGCCTTGAGGGTGATTATTCCCGGTTTGACGGCACCATCACCCAGGCTATCAGGCAGCTCGTCGATGAGCCCATACTCGAAGCACTTTTCAGTCAGAACATCGCTGAAGTCACCGAGTATCTCAGGGTTAACCGCAAGCAGGTTGTCAACATCTCGTGTACGCATGACGTCACCTCCACCAAAATCCTCACACACTTCGCCACTCTTACAGGAGAGGGCGGTACCAGTGTGTTCCACTCTCTCCGGAACAAGTTCCTCCATTATGTGGCGTTCCGTAAGTGTGGACTCTCGCCCGACGAGGCGTATAGGGTCCCGGGGATGTATGGTGGGGACGACAGCATTACTTTTCCCAATCATCCTCTGCTCGTCAACCAATCCCACGTGTGTAAAACACTGGAGGGAGTTTGCTCCAGCATGAAAATCACGCTGAAGTGTGATCTTCGCCAGTATAACCACCCCGTTTATTTCCTTGGACGTTGGTGGAATCCCTGGTCAGGTGACCCTAATTCGATGTGTGATGTGAAGCGCCAGATGATGCGGTTTCATGTCACCGCAAGTGGGCAAGCCACCCCTGAGCAGAAACTCCTTGAAAAGGTTGATGCCTTTATGCAGAATGATCGAAACACACCTATTGTGGGACCTCTTGCCGAATATGTCACCCGCAAGTTGGGACATGTGGTCCGCTGTGAGCAAGCAGACTTCATGCGGTCTTACTTCCGACTCTTCCACACTGATTCCGCGTTCGCAAATGAGAAATGTGCGTGGATGGATGATGTCATCGCGCAGACCTACCCCGATTTCCGGACTGACATTTTGGAGAACGCCATCTCCCGTGGTGTCTCTCCTTTGGCTCTCCCGCTGTGCGTTGAAGTACCCGAGATCCCCGGACACGCCACCGTTGACATTGTCGTTGGCGGTGAGGACGTGCCAAAAGCCGTCATGACACACGATGAAGAGAAAACAATTTCTGATCCTACTCGACCTGTTTCCAGAGCTGAATCTGGTCGAACAGATGATAAGGTCCGCAAAGCGAAGCCGACGAAGGCGAAACCGAAAGGCGCGAAAGCGTCACGTAAAGCGGACCGAGTGAAGGGCTAATCCTTTCC